AGACGCCTGTAAGCCCTAATATTCTTAGGATTGGCTTGTATTTCTGAGAACAAACTGATAAGATGCATACTATGATTATTTTAATAGAATGGATTTCTTGTTTTTTCTTGTGAGAATTTGTTAGCCACAAACAGATATATAATCCCCCCTTTGGTACACAGGAGGACTTTTGGCTAACGAGTATCTAAACAATAAGACATTTGAATCTGTGATTCAGTCCTTTCAAATACACAAACGTGAAAAACAAAAATACGAATTAATACTTCAGGATCTACAAGAGACACACCAAAGACGCAAGTTGAAATACAAAGATAACCAAAAGAAGAAGCTACTGCAAGACAAAATTGATTCATATGAAGAAACATGTGAAAATTTCAAAGAGTGTCAGGACCAGTTAGCTACTGCTTTTTATATCTTGTCTGAAAACATCGCTAACTATGCAAAATTTAGTGGCATTGATATTGATGATGCTATTCAGGAAGGCGTAGTTATCTGCTTTGAAAAAGTAGATAGATTCAACCCCAATTACACAGGCAAGAATGGACAAAAAGCTAAAGCATTCAATTATATGACAACATGTATTTTGAATCATTATCGACAACTTTATCGCAGCGCACGAAATTATCATGAATTGAAAAAGAAGTATCATACATTCTTGCAAGACAAACTCGAATCAGTTTTTCTTAGAAATGGAAAAGAGCGATACAATTAAAGTGGGGTAAAATTTATGAATGCTAATGTAGATCCAACAATTAACCTTGAAACAGGTGAGATGATTCAAAAATTAATCGACAATGGATATGGCGATTTAGTGGAGTGTTTGTTAGGCGGTGAAAATATTGTATACACCAAAAAAGGTCGTCTCAATAAAAGCAGTACATGTCGTGAAATGGGTTGGAAAAACAAGCAACTTGAAGACGCCCTGCGTGGAATGAAAGAGTGTTTAAAAGAAGAATATGACGAAGAGCAAGAAGATCAAAATTCCTCAATGTAAGCTCTGACGTATCTTAAAATCAAATCACATGTAACATATTCGCTTAAGCCCATGTCTAGTTGTTGAAAATCCACTGTCTGAGGCCAGACACTTTGGTAGACCCATCTTTCCACAACTTCACCGCAACCATCAAATAAAGTCAAAGTTGCATTTGGTCTAATGAAACCACTGTCAACAGGAGCTGACCACTTTGCTTGATCTTCTGGATCATAAAGGCTTTTCAGCCATTCGAATACAGGGTGGTTTCCATTTGTTTTAATGTCGTATAATGTGATTTGAATTGGCTTCCAGTCAGGCTTTGCCGGGTAAAACACCTCTTCGTTAAGATGTTGTGCTGACATTTCTTTGAAAACTAAAGTTGGTCGGGATGTTTTAAGTGGAGGTAATGTGTTAAGCGATCCATCTCCAATTACTTCGCCATTATTGCTGGTAAGCTGAAATAGCCAACGATGTTTTCTTTTGCACAACTTATCGCCAAAGTCAATGCTCATTCTACGACCCATTTGAGCCTCCATAGATAAAAAAGGGGCAGCATAAGCTACCCCTCAATATAGTAACCAACGACAATGATCGTTTAACGAAGCGGAGTTCTTTCAACGTTTATTAAAGTCAAACCCCCTCCTATGCCACCACAAGGCGAACAGCAGTTTTGAGGAATGTAATTTGGACACATGTGTTGGTAAAATACATCGGAGTAACGCAGTGTCAATTCGATAGTGACTGCTTCGGAATCACTGTAATCGAGGGAATCAAAATTCACTGCTTCTGGCCAAGCATCTCTAATTGTCCATCTTTCTAATTCTTCTCCACAACCATCCCAAAGAGATATGATAGCAGTTGCTGCATAATCATTCTTTTGAGAGCCTTGTTGTAAACCTCCAAAAATACCACGAGGATCAGCAAAATTGTAGACTGATGCTAACCAGTCATATAGTGGTTTCAATTCATATGTGTTGGCAACATCATAGTAAGTCAAAGTAATGGTTTCCCATGATGCTTTGCCCGGAATCCAGCTTTTAGCGTTGAGGAAATTGATCTCAGTTGGTTCAATTGAAATATTTGGGCGGTCAGCCATTTTCACATAATGTTTTGGAACCTGTTGACCGCCACAAATATTTTGCAACTCAACGGTGTAACGGAATTTCCGTTTGAACACATTGTTTTCGAAACCCAAATTGCCAATACCCATAGGTATAGCCATTTTATCTCCTTATCTATACCTGTATCAATTTTTAAACAAAATCGACACTTGGCTGGGTAACAGTCGTACCAGTACCACAACCAGAGCAGCAAGCTTCTGGAGTGAATTCTGGACACAGTGATCTGTAAGCCACATCTGAGTAACGAAGCGTTAATTCAATTGTTGCGTATTCAGAACTTGAGTAGTCAAGCTCGCCGAAGTTTACGGCGGTTGGCCACATGTTTCTCATTTCCCAAGTTTCCAGAAGAACACCGCAACCATCGTACATGTTCAGAACACCGACTGCATGCCAGTCTCGCTTATTACCCATGGTAAGATTTACTGGATCAGTGAAATCATGGGTTGTTGCAAGCCAGTTCCAAAGCATTCGCATTTGGTCATGTGCCACATCGATATATGTTACTGTGATAGTTTCCCACTGAGCTTTACCCGGAATCCATGTTCTGGCGTTCAAGTGGTCGATTTGTGTTTCCTCAATACTGAGGTTTGGACGGCCTGTCGTCATCACAAAGTGTTCTGGAACTACGTTTTTTTCGTTGTTACAAAAACCTTGGATTTCAAAAGTCCAACGGAATTGTCTTTTAAAGACGATATCCGGCTGGCCGATAATGCCGATTCCCATAGGTTTGTTAGCCATTTTTACTCCTGTATGGTTGTTCTATTAGAACTATTTATGATGTATTAACACCCTTGACATATTCCAAATGGTGTTGGTCCGCAAGAAGAGAAGTGTCGGACCTCAGAATATCTAAAAGTCACGTCTATTGTTGCTTCTTCAGACACTGCGTAATCTAAATCACCCCAGTTAATTGACTGAGGCCATAAAGATCCTAATTGCCATGTTTCCATGAGCCCACCGCATCCATCGTACATTGTTAGAATGCCAGTGCTATTCCATCCTAATTTTTCTGTCTGACCTAATTCGTTTGTTTGAAAGTTGTAAACAGAAGCAATGAGGTTCCACAAACCTTGTAGACCCGCATCGCCCGATTCATTGTTGTCTATGTAAGTGATCGAAAGGGGTTGCCATCTAGCCTTTCCGGGGAACCAAGTTGCTTGGTTAAGGAAGTTGACTTCTGTTTCATCTATGTCCAATTGTGGACGTGATCCAATTTTACACCACCATTCAGGAACGAACCCAAGTGGTGTTTGTATTTGGAATTTCCATCGGAACTTTCTTTTCATGATGGTTGTGGGGGCACCTAGCCTGCCTATTCCCATATCAGCCATGAAAACCTCTTATTTCTGTGGATAAAAAGGACTCCCCGGAATGGGGAGTCCTGTGGAATTTTTCTTAGAACGTGTCAGCGTTCTCTGCAAAGCTTCCAGTTCTGTGAATCGAGAATTCAATGAAGATAAACTCAACCGCACGTGTTGGCTGGACGCCAATTCTAGCTCGCATTTCATTTCGGTCGATAACGTCTGGTGGGTTCAACTCATCGTCACATTTGACTCTGAAGTCTGTCAGACCACGACCAACTTGGACCTCTGTAAGAATAGCTGTTGCCAATCGAACAAACTGAGCCCTTAGTTCTTCATCGTGTGGATCAAAGAGCAGAGCACGAGAAGCTGCTCTAATTCTCTTCTCAAGATAGAACAAGAGCCGCCTTACATTGACTCTGTCGAGAGCCGTAGGACGCCTTTGCAGGGTCTTCTGACCCCAAACCACAAACCCTTCAAAGTCCACAAACTGAACAATTGGGTTAATGGCATTTCTGTATCCGTACATCAGGTCTCGCTCTTGCAGGGTTGGTCGAGAGAATACGTCCGAAATACCCGGAACTGTTCCTCGGTTAAGACCAGCAGGTGCGAACCACGGTGCTGCCAACTGATCAGATCGAGCGATAACCGCCAAGATAGAACCAGATGGTGGAGCCCAAATATCAACACGGTTGAAGTTGTCTCTGATCTTGACCCAAGGCCAGTAGAGAGCACCAAAGTCGCTGTCAAAGCGAGTAGTGTTGAGCGGGTGAACACCGTTTTGCCATGCAATAATTTCGTTAACTGTCAAACCAAATGGTGGATCGATAACAGCTAAACAATCAGCTCGCAGGTTTTGTGCGAAGTCTAACAAGGCTGTAACAACTGATGTTGAGGTGTGCCCCGGAACACAGATCAGGTCGATGTCGATCTGTTCTGGTTCTGACAAAGCGTACAGTCCAGTAAATCCAAGCTGATTACCCAAGATTAATGCATCTTGTTCATCAGGGTCTGATGGGATACCGTCTGAACCACCTGCTAATCGGTAAGTTCCATCCAGTGGAGGAGCAGGGTTAGATGTGACATCGACGCCACGAATCCAGTCAGAAACCAAAGCCAAGAACGTTTCAACATAGAAACGACTTGTTTCATCTTTGGTTAACTGTCCCCATGCTTCAACTTGAACACCGTTGTTATAAACATCGATTTCAAAGTTACCTTCACGAATGTTGTTGGTGACAACAACTTGTGTGTCGTTACCATCGATACCAGCAGTGTCAGCAGTAATTGTCAGAGTAAGTTCTCCGTCTCCTGCATCACCGTTGGCTCGTCCATAAGTATGAACAGCAGCGTCACCAGAAGTTCCCAGCGGGCTTGTTCCTGTGACGGTCACATTTTCAAATCCGAAAACACCATCAGCAGTACTGTCAGACTTGATAAGCAATCTTGCATCTCGTCCATGGTGATCGGTTGTAAATGTGAGGTTGTCTCCTGTTGCAGAAGCAGTCCAGCCACCCGGCAAAGAGCCACCGTTTACTGTCTTCTGACTATTGATTTCTGAAACGACTTCAGCAATCGTGTATTCGCCACCTTCAAGGTCTTCAAGGTCGATGACCTGAATAACATTGTCGATCAACACATTGTCTGTGCCGTCAATGACGATTTGAATGTTCTGGTCAGTAAGACCAGCGAAGTCATATTCACCAGCAGTTTGATAACTTGCTGGATATTGTGATTTAGAGCCAGTAATGCTGGCTTGTGTCATGCCTGTTCCCAAACCAGTTACGTTTCCATCAACAACAGCACCACCATAGATGGCGTCCTGAACAGAAACGAGTTCCAGTTCAGCATCTGGGCCAAACGAGAATGTGGTTCGTACAGCGATTTTGTCATCTGTTGCGACATAGAATTCAATGCCGTCAATATCTGATTCAAGCTGAAGGTTGAGGTCTTCGACTGTTTGTGCTGTTGTGTATGTTCCAGCAAGCACAACCAAAACCTTTTCTTGCAAGACTCCATTGAGTCTCCAGCGGAAGAAAGAGTCTTCCGCAAATGTGTATGGCCCAGCAGTATCAGATTCAATAAGAATCTGGCCACCAGCAGCAGGAAGTTCTACTTCTGCTTTTCGAGCTTGTTCGTCACTAACGTTTTCCTCGTCTCCAACACGAACAACCCACAGTTCATTTGCAACAAGCAGGTATTGCTCAGCAGCGTAAATGAGGTACGGGTCACCGCTTTCAGGATGCGGGTAGCCAAATACCGTGTTGAGTTGTCTGTGCGTGGAAATCTGGGTTGGCACGTTGATTGGTCCCTTGGATGCAAACCCAACAATACCTGCACGATGGAAGGATTGTTCTGGTGCAATAAAGGACAAATCTTTTTCGGTGATTCGAACGCTAGGCGAAATTGTGTTCGATGGAGGAAATCCTCTAAGTATAGCCATTGGTTAATCTCCCTTTGATCCCTTACGATGAGTCGTGTTTGGCAAGTATCTAGTGGTGATCAAACCCATTTTCTCCACACGACCGATATAGTCTGTGGTCATTTCATCTTCTATCTCTACAATGTTCTTCCCAGCCCCGATTCCGGGAACGATCAAGGTAGTGAATGACTTGGTTGCTAGTTTTGATCTTACTATCAATTGCACAGGGCTTCGGCCCTTGTTGGTTACTTCAATCATTCTTTCAGTTCCTTCACTGCTTGTTCTAATCTTGCGATCACCTCTGTAACCGCCTCGTCATCAACAGAATCGACAATGTCTACTTTTGTTTTCAATACAGCTTTCTTTCGTTGTATCGGTTGTGTAACAAATGTCTCTGCTGTCAAGTTGAATTGGTATTTGATGACTCTTACCGCTTGATCACCGGGTTCCGCCTCAACGTTATTAGAAATGGAATCAAGTTTGACCCCAATTTCCCAAGAAACACCTCTAACCCTTATGTATGCCATGGGGCTGAATTTTGTAATAATTTGTGTGAGGATTTGCCTGACATCCTCTTCATAAAGAGTCCAAGCATAAAGAGTGTATTCCACATCCATAGGAATGCCCCTTGTGACTCCAAAGACCGTATCACGCTCATATCTTTCCTTGATGGCGAATCCCGGCTTCCAGTCTCTATTAAGACTCTTTAAATAATCTGTTGCCTTATGATAAATGTAACGATCCTGATTCATGCTGTAACCAGAAGTATGGATCGCTAAGATTGGTAGTTTAATCCTATCAACAACAACACTTTCATCTTTACGAACATTTTCCTGAATTACAGCAGCAACCGCTTTTTCCTGAGTTCCCCAGATAATTGGCACATTATGAGCTTTGCCTTGTTCATCAAGAACCACAATGTCACGAAACATATCCATGACAGCTTCATCTGTACCTCTGAGAGATCGACCATATCGGTATAGTGTATTCCTGTCGGGTGGGCTCATGCCCTGTTCATTAATGATGTGACCTTTTTGCATTGGGTCACATAGCCCACTTTGACCAATGCCCTTTTTCCTGTTGGACATTTCATCCACCAGCCAGTCAAGCCCTTTTCCTTCAACATCTTTTTGAGATTTTGGTTTTGAAGGGTCGTTTGGTGAGCAAAGTGGCGAAATTGGGTCTATGTTGAGATCTTTAATAGGCCCCGGATCATTGCATGGATTTAAATCGGGTTGAGTCATTTTCTTACCTTTGATATATTTAGGTTTGTCTTTTTGTTTCTACATTAGATTATGAAGCCTTATAGAATAATCAGCAGCAAAATCCCTCTTCCCAAGAAGGTTGTCGTAGGTTCTAAATTACCTAAAGCGAAAATTCCTAAAAAACTATTCACTAAAGTGAATCCACCGAAATTTGTTATCGAGAAAGAAGAAGCTAATGAGTTGGTTTGATCAACTTAAAGTTATTTGGGGACCAAGTGCTAATGATAATAGATTCTTTTCTGAAGAAGATATTGCTCGCACACAAGAACCAAGTTCTTCTACACGAACAATTGTTCAAAGCGTTTCCATGTCAGTAAATGAAGATGGAAGAATTACCAATACTGAACCAGTCACTTACAAAATATCTTTGGATGAAGATGGCGAAATACACATGGAAGTAATAGATGAACTTCCAAATATGCCAAATGACGATTGGCCAATAGAAGGAAATTTGGTTCAAGATATTAGAAATCAAGTTTCTGAAAATGTCAGAGCTTTTGTGCCAGTGCCAGAACTACCTCCTCTTCCTCCGTTATCTAATGTAAAAGTTGATTTTAACTGGAAAGAAGAAGGGTTTTGATGATGGTTAACATTTCCCGCCACCAAGATCTTTTATATCATTGATTTTAAAGTTTGGAGATGGTTGAGTAACTTTGCCTTCGCCAGTTGTAAGAGATTCCTGAAATCTCTGGCACATTAGTTGAATGCGAAGTTCTCCCCACATTTTGTAAACTTCAAGATTTCTTTGAATGACTACCCAATTCTCTCTTTTATGTGGCGTGAAAATACGTGAACCAATTTTAGGAGCATGTCCAATTTCCCGCAGTGCATGACGGTAGTTCACTTCGAACATCATTTCATCAGGTGAGTCGATGCCGAAGACTGTCATATAATTCTGTGCTGGAATTGGTTCGTAGTATCCATAAATGCACTTTGGACAATTAGACCAAAGCTTTCCTCTGTCTTCAACATAGAGTTCATCAATTGTATTCATGTTGATGAACACTTCATAATAATACAAAGGTGATCCACCAATTTCGATGACCTCTTCATCCCAAATATTGAACAAATCATGTTCTGGATTGTTGGGATCAAATTGTTGTAGACTATTTGATGTTCTGTATACTGAACCGTCAGGATTTCTTATTGCCATTATAAATTTATGTAGCAATACTAGGTTGAGAATTCCTAAATACGGTTCACAAGGGAGGGTATTACAATGAAAGAAAATCTTTCAATAGAAGCATTTGCACTAAGTCAAGTCGCTGGCATGGAAAAAACAGAAGCAGATCCAATTGGTGACGTTAAGCCTGTTAAAGAAGTAGACACTTATGTGGCTACTCTTATAGAAGAATGGACAAACATTCGTGGAGAAAGAACTTGGTGGAAAATCTGGCAGAGAACCACTGCTGGTCTTTACAAAGCAACCAAATTTTTGCTCAATAGTATTGATGGTTTAATCTGGCTTGTTGATGATCTTGTTGATCTTGGACCAGATAAAAAAGCAACCGTAATGAATGCTGTCGATATTCTTTATGACTACATCGTTCGTGAAGCAATTCCTATTTGGATGAGACCTTTTGCTGGTCGAGTGAAAAGTTATATCATGAGCGTGTTGGTTTCCACAGCAATTGACTGGATGGTTGCCAAGTATCGTGAAGGTGCTTGGAAAGAAAAAACTGCTTAAGAGAAAAGGCGAGGTTTCAACCTCGCCTTTTTTAATCAATTGGCAATGCTAAGTTAGGTAATATTTTCTTATAACGACTTTTGCACTCTTCATCATTTATTACACAAACCAATCCTTCAGCCATTTTTGATTTCCCAGATTTCACCATACCACTTACTTTTGTGTTTCTGCCAGTTGTTCCAGAGATAACTCCCCAGTCACTTTCATTTAAATTCGCAGAATAAAAAATAGCTGTAATACAAGGTGATATTTGGTTTTCTGTAATTTCACAGAAATCCCATACAAAACTCAATAGTTGATTCACTTCTCTATGATGAGCTTGCCATGTTAAGCCTTTTAAATGAGGCAACCTTGGTTTTCCTACTTCCAAAGAACATTTTTTAGACAGAGTTCCACAAGTTCCTTTGATTTCTAATCCTGTTGGATAATTTCGAAGTTGCTTTTCTGTTGCAGATATTGCAGTCTTAGGAAGAAGGTCGGGATAGCCTTTTTCAATTGGATTAACTATGGCATTTGTTGTTGCAGCAATTGCCGCAACAAGATATTCTCCAACGACAGCGGTGCTGTTTTTAAGAGCAATACGATGCCAAAGGGTCATAGGAAGAGCAGCAAGTCCATCATTACATTCTTGAACAGCAGTTGATAACTTTAAAGAATCAATATCGAACCCACATTGAAACTCTATGCCCTTGTTGATTGCATAAAATTTCTGTTTCATAGATTCATATTAGTACCACATACCACATGTTGTGGTCAATACTAATTCAAACCATAGAAATCAAGAAAGTGCTTCATCAAGCTTTTCTTGAAAAATATTTCGACGTGACTCTTTGTTTTTTCTAAACGTTGTTGCTTCAATTGAAATTAATTTCAAATTGTGTTTTCGGTATATCTTTTCTTTTTTGATCCGCTTCTTAGCGTAACGTTCGCACCTTTTATTGTTTGTTCTTTCTTCGAAGCCCCATATTTCGATGAACGAATTTGCCACCTTGAAATCACATCGAATTTTGCTGTCTTTTGTTACTTCGCAATCAACCTCATGTTTTATTTTTTGATCAAATAAAAAATCGTCAAATTCAACTTCATATGTTGACTTAAGAGCGTGGCCATCTTTTGATATTAAGTACGACTCAGGACTTACTTCTACACCAAGTCTATCAGCTACTTCAACTACACCTCCAAAATCAGCTATAGCTAAAGCCACTGACGACCCTATCTCTTGTTTCAATTGAGATACAGAAGGCATTTTGCCGTCTTTGCATCTTGGAAGAATTTCTTTTTCTACATTTTCCCACACCTTCCAAAACCCATTGATCCGTTGAATTGGTTGATGCCCAAGTTCGGTCAAAAGTTCTCCATAGTTGTTTGGCAGACGATCAATAGCTGCCATCAACGATGGGTCTAATTTTCTAATTTCTGTTGTAGGGGGGACATGCTTTAGTTCATCAATGCGTTGCTGTATACGATCAAGAACTTTTGACTTTGACCATTTCTCTTTGACGACATGTGATATACATCATTGACATATTTAGATGTTGGAAATGAACCAAGTTCTTTTTCGATTAATTGAAGTTTTTTGATGACATTTTCTTCAGTCCAATACCCACGAGGTTTACGGTTGCACTTATACCCAAGTGTTATTGAAAGATCGTGATACTTTAGTCCAAGATGAGTTATTGCATTTATAAGCTTAAATTCTTTTAATTCATCAAGCCTCTTCCTTGCAGGGAATTGTCCATCTTTTTGTGCAATTCCTTTTAAACGACACAGAACATCTTCTTTAGACCACTTACTATAAGGTTTATTAAAATTCATGATTACCTCCAACATTATGATAGTAATCATGAATTTATTTTTAAGTAAACTTTGCAGAAATCAAGAAAGCGTAAGCTTGGTAGTGATACTTATAGTTCCACCGCCAGATGGGATTGAGAATGGAGCACCACTGAATCTTTCCAACCAAAGCAAGTTGCCGGATTCGTCTGTGACATAGTAGCCATACGCAGTTGTGGTTGTACCAAAAGTAAATGTTTGCTCACTGAAAATAGCTGTGGTTACACCAGCAGATTGTGTAGTGGTCCAGTTGGTGGATGTTAGCGTTATTGCCGCATAGCCTGTTGAAGCAACTTCTGTCAAATCACCAATAACAGTTGAATCTGTTGGCGTAGTATCTGTCGAATAAAGGTGCAGAACTGGATTGTCCGCTGTTGTGATTCCTACAATGTACTGTAGGAGCAAATATTCACCTTTTTCATTAGGGCACACGAGAGACATAGAAAGGATCTCCTTAAATATTCAATTTCCTGTATATACTAATGTGAAATTGAATTATTTGGAGAATATTCAAATGACAAAAAGAGGCCCTAAAAATCTTACATCAGACACAATCAAAGAAATCAGATGTCTTTATAGTAAAGGGGATTACACGCAGAAAAAACTGGCTGATTTGTTCGAAATCAGCCAATCGACTGTTTGTAAGATAATCAACAATGAAATTCATAAACAATCTTCAGAAATCAAAATTAGCGGTGAGGCAAAGGTAAAAGTGGGATATCAGCATGGCGATTAAAGATCGAGATGGAAACGTGTATAAACTTAGGGGTCCAAATCCCTTGATGAAAGAACAATCCGAATGGAATTCGGACAATGTTAAGCTCATTAATTTTGGATGGAAAGAAGACGTTAAAGAAGATGAAAACAACCCAATCGAACAATTCAAGAAAGATTATGATGTAGTTGACATTGCAGAAGAGCTGGGATTAGAAGAAAATGTTGCAGAGCCTGTAATTGAAGAACCTAAAAAAGTAGAACCAGAACCTGAAATTCAATCTTTAGAAGAAAACAAAATTGATTTTGATAAAAAAACAATGGAGTTTCTTCAAAAGAACAAAGTGATGGTTCATTGTGCTCCTGCAATCAAAACTCAAATCAAAGATGAACTCTATGGCGATTCTTATGAAAGAATCACATATGGAAATAAAGTCAAATTTGCAGCGGTGATATCAAAACAAACAGATTTTGATATCGAACTATGGACTACAAGTGAAGTCTCTAAAGAATCTGTGATTTATCCTCAAGATGAATCTAAAAGATGGTGGAGAGTAACAGAAGTTGAGCCAAAATCAGGAGGTTACTTAGTTTCAGCTATCACATCTGATGTGAATCCTGATTTCAGTTGATGTCTTCTACTTGAGTTTTAACATCGACTTTATATCCAAGATCTTCAATTTGACCCTGTAACTCTTTAACTGCTTTACGATATCCACTTTCATAAATGGCACCCAAAAGTTTGCCAAAGTCCTGAACATCTCCATCTGTTAAAAGAGAAGTGGAAACTCGATCTATGATTTGATCATGTTTGTCGCTGTAAAATGCTTTGAGAAGTTGAGAAGTCCATTTTTTAATGGTAAATGACCTTGGGTTGGCCATATAGCTCATCATTTTACTTCTTTTTTCTTGTTCTTCTTTTTCCACGTTTCTTTCCTTTGCCTGTTGGATCTTCTTCTGCATTATCAGCTTCACCTGAAATGCTTACTCCACCGGGAGAGCCAACAGCTCCCCACCAATTAAATCCACCTCCATCTTTAGCAGGCGTTCCGTCATAAACAGCATCAGTCTCTTTTAAAGAGTCCATCCATTCAGAAAATTTAGTTACCTTTATAAGACTTTCTGCTACTTTCCTTATCTGAGGTTGTTGCTGTTGTTGGTGCTGATATTGTTGCTGATATTGTTGCTGATAGTGTTGTAGTTCAGGGTCACTTTGCATGACCTTTTGCCACATTCTTGACCAGTTGTCATTTTGATACACTTGTGCCAGAAAATCATTCATACTTCCATATCCATATTGATGAGCCTGAATAGCATCCTGCATTGCTGCCTTGAACATTGCAGCATCACCTTGTTGAGGCAACTGACGTATATCTTGTTGAGGCACATTTGTTGTTTTGGTTCTTTTAGAAACCTCATCGGCAATTTGATCAATCCCACTATCTGCAATCAAGCCATTGCTGTCTAAGGCTTTTAGCTTTGGTATGGTTTGTCTTAAAACTGAAGCAAGTGTGAAAATCATAGTTTCAACTTCTTCAGATGGATCAGGTACACGCATGACAGAGTTCACTAATTCCACAAAATAATCATGAACTCCGTCAACAATACCTAATTTTTCATCTTCGCTACTTGAATTTTGAGCGTTTTTCAAAGCTCGAATTGGGCCACTTTGTAGATCGTTTGCATCAAGCATGCTTATTGTATTTTTGAAAGCATTGGCATAATCATCACTGTAGCCTTGTTTTTCAAGTCTTGTGATGTTGATAAACGGTTCTGATCTTTTTCGGATCATGTCCATGACTTTATCGAATGAAATGGTGCTGGGATCTACTTCGGTAACACCAGTTTTTGAACCAGTAATAGCATTGAATTTACGAGCACGGTTGCTGGTAAATGTCATTGCCATTTTACCTTCACGTTCCGTTGCTCCTACTCTTTGATTATCTCCAGCCTCAATGCCTTTTCCATCTTCATCTGCCAATGCACTTTGCTGAACCATTTTATCATCAAGCGATTCTTCTCCTGTAGCAACTCTGGCGATGAATGAAGACATTTGATAAATTCTCCACTCTTTTCCATTTTTCAAAAGAGCTTTTGTAATATCCTCTGGGAAATAAGTTTCTTCATTAGAAGGATCAATTGATTGAGGTTCTTTCCCTGATTTAAACAATGCATCAATTTTTTTGTAATCTACATTTTCTAGTTCTTGTAGTTTTTCAATGAATTTAGTATTGTTTAGATTTCCGATTTTTATATGGCCATCACCAAGATTGTTTTGAAGCCATATTACAGCAGCGGTGAAAGCATTGCCTTCATCCGGGTCTGCAACCCCTCGGCTTTTAGCTGCTGATATACCTCTTCTGACAGCAGATTTAACTGCTGGAAGATCCATTACGTTTGATGCACTTGTACCTTCTCTTTCTCCCCAATTCTCTGGATTGATTACCATGTCCTGCAAAGCATCTTCTGTTGCTTCCGGGGTTGGAAGGGGCACTGTTCTCATTTTTCCTTGTGTGTTGGTGTTAATTCCAAAATCAACACCAATAAGCCCACAGCCCTCTGGGCCACAAGGTTCTTTTGTTGGTTTCACCAAATGAAACAGACCTGTTTCATTGTTCTTTTTGAAAGTGTATTTTTTGCTGCCTGATCGTTTACTTCCTAGTCTAATTGTAGCTTGTCTTCTTTTAGAACTTGGAATTTCACGTCCTTCTGATTTTTCTTCATCAGTTAAATCCCAATTCCAACCATCACCAAGAGCTTGAGTGATGTGATACAATGTGCTGCCTTTTTCATCTACTTCATCCTGCTTTTCGACATAAGCAAATTGGCTATAATCAATTCCTTCTGGTCGATACAATGTCAATTTGGTAGCTGGTAATTTTAGTTTTTTTGCAGCGGTGTTAATGATTCCTGCAATATGCCATCTTGCTCCTGTGACTGGATTGTTTATCCTAGCCATGACTTTATTGTTCATAGAAGCCCCTGAAATGAAATTTTCATAGGCTTCCTTTTGCTGTTCGGGAGAAAGATAATAAAACGTTTTATTTCCCTTCATGAAAGCTCTGTTTTCAGGAGGGAAAAAATCGATACTTTGCTTGGAGACGTA